GCGAGATTCTCAACAAGGACAACGTCAACCAGCCCAACCGCTCGACTTACGTCTCGACCGACGTGCGCGACGCGGTGATGATGATGCTGCCCTCGCTCATCCGGCTGTTCGGGGCGAGCGAAAGCCCGGTGTTCCTGGTGCCGCGCTCGGAGCCCGAATCTGACATGGCCGAGCAGGGCACCGATTACACCAACTATGTGTTTTGGAACGATAATCCTGGATTCCTGATCCTCTACGGCGCGATCAAGGACGCGCTCACCGTAAAGGCCGGATTTGTTAAGTGGTGGTCGGAAGACTTCAAGGAGATCAAGCGCAAGAAATTCGTCAACGTCACCGCCGATCAGCTGCAGATGCTGCTCTCGGAAAATCCGTCCGCCAAGCTTCTCGAGATCGGCAAGCCGGTTCCACAACCGAAGCCGCCGATGCCGCCCGGTCCTCCCATCGGCGGCCCTCCTCCCGGCGCTCCCGTGCCGGGAGGTCCTCCTCCGGGTGGGCCTCCGCCAGGTCCGCTCGCGGCGCCGCCCGGCGGTCCAAGCCCCCAAGGTCCGCCGGGCCCGCTGGCGGGAGCGCCGCCGCCGGCCCTGCCGCCGTCGCTGATGCAGCCGCCGCCGCCGGTCTACGATCACGCGGTGGTCGAATTCGAGGCGTCGAAGCCTCTGATCAAGGCCGCCGGCGTGCCGCCGGAGGAGATGCGGCTCGACCGTTACGCGCGCAGCTTCAAGGACAGCCGCCTGGTCGGGCATCAGCGCATCGTGCCGGTCGATCAGCTGATCGCCATGGGCTACGACCGCGAGCTGTGCATGGAGCACATCCAGACGTCGGAATCGACTTTCAGCAGCGAGCCGCAGCTGCGCAACCCGGGCCGGTTCATGGGCACCCGGCTTGGCGACGGGGTCAAATACGGTGAGTGGTATGTGAAGGTCGACAAGGACGGCGATGGAGCGCCGGAGCTTCGCTACATCTGCACCTTCGGCGATGAGAACGTCGTCGTTTCGGACGAGTATGCCAACCGGGTGAAGTTCGCCGTTTTCGCCTGCGATCCGATCAGCCACACCATCATCGGCGACAGCCTGGCGGATTACACCGAGGACATTCAGCGCATCAAGACCAACATGATGCGGGCGATTCTCGACAGCGCCGCCGAGTCGATCAATCCAAAAACGGTCATCAATGAATTGATGGTTACGGTCGATGATGCGCTCAACGACGACCTGGGCGCGGTCATCCGCACCCGCGGCGATCCGGGCGCCTCGGTGATGTTCACCAACACGCCGTTCCTCGGCCAGGCGGCGATGCCGGTGGTCGAGATGTTGAACGATCAGCTGCAGCGCCGCACCGGGCTCTCCGACGCCGCCAAAGGACTGGATCCGAAGGCGCTGCAGAGCTCCACCATGATCGGGGTCGAGGCGGTGATCAACGGCGCGCAGGAGCGCATCGAGCTCGTCGCGCGGGTGTTGTGCGAAACGGGGTTTAAGGATCTGTTCGCCGGCCTGTACAACGAGATCTGCGAGAATCCCAATCAGCAGCGGACGCTGAAGATCCGCGGCAAGTTCATCCCCTATGACACGTCGACCTTCGATTCGACGCTGTCGGTCGAGGTCAATCCGAATCTCGGCAAGGGCTCGGACATGACCCGCATGCTGGCGCTCAATCAGATCAAGCAGGATCAGCAACTGCTGGTCACTCAGATGGGGCTCAACAATCCGATCTGTGGCGTGATGGAGATGCTGAACACCCAGACCGACATGCTGGCCTTAGCCAACATAAAAAATGTCAGCAGATACTTTAAGACGCCGAATCCACAGCAACTGCAGGCGATGCAATCGGCGCCCAAAGCGCCCGATCCGATGGCGATGGCCGCCCAGGCGCAGATGGAGAAGGTTCGCTCCGAGACTGCCAAGGCGGTCGGCCAGCAGAATCTCGATCGCGCCAAGATGCAGCAGGAGAACGCCTTCAAGCACACGCAATTGCACGCCAAGACGGCGCTCGATCTGCAGAAGCTGGACATCGAGAGCGCCAAGGCGGGGCTCGATCATCACGTCGAGCTCGCCAAGCTGGGCAGCCAGTTGATGTCCGACGATCAGGATCGTCAGCAGCAGGATCAGCAAAGTCAGATCGACATGGCGGGCGCCCAGAACGATGCGAGCCAAGTCGATCAGCAGCGTCAACAGGCGATGAACGACGCGCAGCTGAAGGCGGCGCAGCAGGCGCAGCAGCATCAGCAGGCGATGTCGCAGATCGCTTCGCAGCACACCCAGGCGATGACCAAGATGGCGGCCGACCATCACGCGGCGATGTCGGGCGTCGGAGCCAAGAACGTCGCCACGGTTGCTGGCGCGCTGTCGAGCGACGCCGATCGGCTGCATGAGCAGCATCAGTCGGCGATGGATCGGCTGCATCAGACGCACCAGGCGGCGCTCGACCGTGACAGCGCCGAGCGTACCACCGCGGCGACTCTGAGCACGCAGAGCCAGATCGCCAAGAACCGGCCGAAGCCGAAGAAATGAACGAGCCGCTCAAGAAGGCCGATCCGGAACTGATGAAGGCGATTGCGCGGGAATCTGCCGATCTGCTCGAGAACCGCGCTTTCACCACGGCGGTTCGGACGCTGCATGTGCAGTGCCTGGGCAAGCTGATGGACGAGAGTCTAGAGGTTCAGCAGATGGTGAATCTCGTCGCCGAACTGAGGGTGCTGGAGAACCTTTCGCGACGCCTCGCCAGCACGGCGAAGGACGCCGAGTTCGCACAGGGAGCGCAACGTGTCCGAAGAACTTGACGCGGTCGCCGACGCTTTTGCGAATGAGGTTGCGCCGCAGAGCCGGCCGCGCGATCAGGGCGGCAAGTTTGTCGCCACGCGCGAAAGGCCAGAGCCGATGTTCGGCGCGCGGCCGATCGAGGGCGACGAGAAGGGCGATACGCGCGACGGCGGCGACAATGAGCGGCTGCGGGCGCGCGAGCGCGAGATCGAGCGGGAGCCGGACGACGGGGATGTCGAGGATGTCGATCGCGAACCGGAGATCGTTGGCCCGCAGGAGTCCGACGACGACGAGCCGGCGGCCGACGATGGCGAGAAATACGAGGTCACGGTCGACGGGCGGCCGCACGAAGTTTCCTTGCAGGAGGCGCTCAACGGCTACGTTCGCCAGGAAACCTTTCATCAGCGCATGGCGCAAGTTACTGCGGCGACGCAGGAGCTCGATGCGGATTATCAGCGGCTGAAGCACGGCTGGGCGACCTGGGACAAGGCGCGGCGCGACTATGAGGAGGATCTCGCCAATCTGATTCCGAAAGAGCCGGATTGGGACGTCGAGTTCGCCCGTGATCCGCATGCTGCGCATGCGCAGCAGAAGATTTTTCAAACCATTTATGGAAAGCTGCACGCCTCGCGCGCGATGCGGGCTCAGCGCGAGGCCGAGATGACGGCCGAGAACGATAGACGCACTCAGAAATTTGCAGTAGACGGGTTTTCGCAGTTCGTCATGCGCAACATCAAGACGTTGCCGGACGAGCCGACGTTGAAGAAGAACATTCAGTCGATGCGGCGCACCGCAATGGCTGAAGGCTTCAGCGAATACGAAGTCGCCACGGTCTATGACCCCAGGATGCTCACCATCCTGTTAAAGGCGAGCAAGTACGACCGGATGCAGGCGAACCGCCTCAAGCCTGTGGATCCGAGCAGAGGCAAGACGTTGGCCCCTGGCGCCGCTACCCCCTTGAACGGGAATGGACGCCGGTCAGGTTTCGACGACGCACAGCGCCGATTGGCGAGCAGCGGCCGTCTCCAGGACGCCGTGGAAGTGTTTCGACGAATGCTCTGACCATGGGAGTCAACCGTGCCAAAGGTAACCAACGCCTTCACGACGTATGAGGCGACAGCCAACCGTGAAGATCTCAGCAACGCTATCTACAACATTGACCCGTTCGATACGCCGGTGATGAGCGCCGTCCGGCGCCGGAACGTCAAGAACAGATTGTTCGACTGGCAGACGGAATTTCTGCCGACCGTGAACCCCACCAATGCGCAGGTCGAAGGGTTCTTGCTCTCCAACCAGCCGGCGCAGCCGACCATTCGGCAAAACAACGTCACTCAGATTTCCGAAAGAGATGCGACTGTTTCTGGTTCGCAGGAGGAGAGCGACGCCGCCGGCAAATCGTCGGAAATGGCCCATCAGATGGCGATGGCCAGCAAGGTCTTGAAATCCGACATCGAGAGCGGGCTGTGCTCGCGCCAGCAGCGGGTTAACGGCGACGACACCACCCCCAACGCCCGCGTCACCGAGGGCATCTCGCACTGGCTGGCGCGCGCCAAGGACAAGACCGGGGCGGTCAACGGCGCGGTCGCGCCGGGCACGATCATCACCGGCCTGCCGACCACGCCAGGCGCCGCGCCGGGCGATTCGCCGTTCCCGGCGCCCGCCACGCCGATCACCATCACCGAGGCGATGTTGGGCGACAGTATGCAGAAGGCATACACAAATGGGGCGAGTCCTTCGCTCTGGGTGGTGCCCCCGGGGCCCAAAAGAACCATCTCTACGTTCGTTGGAAGAAGCACTACGCAGGTTCTTGTTGGGAAGACCGAAGTTGTGAGCACCGTCGATGTGCTGGCGACCGATTTCGGCAGAGTGAAGGTCATCCCCAGTCGTTGGCTGCCGCCGGCCGCCGCAGCCGGGCTTTCGGACGTCGCTCTGCTGATCGACCCGGACTATATCGCGGTGGCGTTTTTTCGGAGTTTCCGGCAATACCTCATGGCTAGGACCGGAGATGCAGAAACGCGTATGATCGTGGTCGAATGGGGAATGGAGATGCGCAATCCCCTAGCTCACGTGTTATTTAATGGGATACAGAAGTAACATCAGACACTTAGCTCCGCTGGGTGGGGTGTTGAGATGCTATGATGACCGAGGACACTCAGCGCGACATCCTCAAAGTGCTGCTTGAGCTCAGGGACAGGCTCAAGCGGCTCGAGGCGCTGATGCTGAAGATCGCTATTGACCTCGGAGTGGACCCGCATGGCTGATCGTCAGCGGATCTATCGCGACTCTGGGGGGATCCGCCGCGTCTTGCATTGGGACGACGAGGACGACAGCAAAGTCGTCGTCGAGACGATTCAGGACGTCGAGCCGATCCTCGAGAGCGCCGCGGCGCGGCGCGACAACCATGACCCGCGCAAGGACATGTGGGGCGTCGGCTCGGTGCCGGTCGCTGTCTACGAGCGCGCCTGCCTCGAGCAATGGGATGAATCGGATTGGAGGAAGTGGTGGAATGGCGAAGGGCGGCCGTTCCGTACCTCGCCGGGCTGGGTGTGATGCTCCTCGCCGGCTGCAGCGCCGATCTCAAATTGGGACCGGCGTTTCGGTCGCAGCCGCCGATCATCGTCCCGCCAGGCGACACAGTGGTGGAGACGCCCGACGAGACGGTGGTCGCGCCCGTGGCGCAGTGCTTTCAGCGCGCGCGGCACTTCGCCGGCCTGGTGGCGCGGCCCTGCGCCGACGTGGCGCGTGAGACGAGGTGATCCATGAGCATTGTCGGACTCGTTCTCGTTGTTCTCCTGATCCTGATTCTCTTCGGCGCTGTTGGCGGCCCTTACGTCGGCGCTCCCTGGACAACGGGCTACGGCTATAATTACGGTGGCGTTGGGGTCATTGGGGTCATTCTGATCATCGTGCTCATCCTCGCGGTTACGGGGAGGTTCTGATCACCGATTTTAGTGACTTCTGCGCCTCGCTCGCGGATTGGGCCAACCGGCAGGACTGGAGCCAGACTCTCCTGACCAGTTTTGTGCGTGACGCCGAATCGAAGCTGAACGCCGAGCTCCGCATCGATCGCATGATCTGCACGGCGACGAACAACGTCACCCAGGGCTGCGCGCCGCTGCCCGATGATTGGCTCGAGTCGGATTTCATGCTGATCGCCAGCGGCACCACACCGAGCGGCTGGCGTCCGATTCGTTATGAGCCGCGCGACACGTTCTTCAAGCTGCCGCTGAGCCCTTACTCGGACAGTTACACGGCGAATTCCACCACCGGCAAGTACACGATCGAGGGGCGGACGATCTATTTCGGCGGCCTGATCGACGACGTCGAGGGCACCCAGTTCCAGCTGAGCTACTACGCCGAGGTGCCGGTCTTCTCCGACACGCTCGACAGTTGGGTCTATACCAAATTTCCCTCATTGTACCGCTATGCGGCGTTGATGCACGCGGATCTGCATGCAGTCGGCGAGGAGAACACCGCCGGTCTGATGAAACAGCTCTGTGAGGATATGATCACCAAGCTCAACGCCAACCATCAGCATGCTCGCGCGTCGGGGTCGCTGCTGGCGCGCGGTCATCGACGGAGCTTCGGCTGATGGCCAACGACCAATGGGTCGTCGACGGACTGCCGATCGACGGCGATTGGCAGAACGCCTGCGGCTGCGCGCCGCCCGATAGCGTCACCTCGACTGTCGAGGACGTCACCATCACCGGGGCGCCGGGCGCGGTCACCTCGGTGACCAACGGTCAG